CCCCGAGTTTATCAAAACTGGTTTGATATAGAAATTCCGAACCATATGCCAACACATATAGAAAAAAAGATGGTGCTATGGAAAGCATCCTTTATGAAAGGTAATGAAATAGTGTCTAAAGAGGTGGATGCATTATTTGAAACAGGAACAGATCTTCATATTTTGGTTATGAATGTAGAAGCTTTATCTACAAAAAATGGTGTAACATTTGCAAATAAATTTTTAAGCTGCCACGAAACTTTAATGGCAATAGATGAATCTACTACTATTAAAAATCCAGATGCTATCAGAACAAGATCTATTGTTCAGTTAGGTAAATCTGCAAAGTATAGATGAATATTAACAGGATCTCCTGTTACTAAATCTCCTTTAGATTTATATAAACAATGTGAATTTTTAAATGAAGGTTTATTAGATTACACTTCTTATTACGCTTTTAAATCTAGATATTCTGTTTTAAGAACAGCCAACTTTGGAGGTCGTTCAGTTCAAATAGTAGTGGGTTATAAAAATTTAGATGAACTATCACAACGAATAGAGCAGTTTTCTTATAGAGTTTTAAAAGAAGATTGTTTGGATTTACCATCTCATTCTTTTACAAAAAGAATTATTCAACTATCAAAAGAACAACAAAAAATTTATCAACCTATGAAACAATTAGCTTTAGCACAGCTAGATGGTAAACTTATGACAACTGCTACTGCTCTTGTTCAATTAATGAGATTGCATCAGATTACTTGTGGCCATTTTAAATCAGATGATGGAACTATACAAAAAATAAAAAATGAAAGATTAGATGCTTTGATGGATATATTAAGTGAAGTAGAAAACAAAGCTGTTATATGGGCACATTATAAATATGATATTGAAGTAATAGTTGAAGCAATTAAAAAAGAATATGGTCCTGATTCTTATGTGACTTACTATGGAGACACACCAAGTGAAATTAGACAAAATAATATAAAACTATTTCAAGATGAAAATAGTAAAGTTAGATTTTTAATTGGAACACCACAAACAGGAGGTTATGGTATTACACTAACTGCAGGTAATGTAATGATATATTATTCTAATGGATATGATTTAGAAAAACGATTTCAATCAGAGGCAAGAGCACACAGAATAGGACAAAAAAGAAATCTGACTTATATAGATCTAATTGCGGAGAAGACTGTTGATGAAAAGATCGTCAAAGCTCTCCGCAAAAAGATTAATATCGCTTCTAAAGTAATGGGCGAAGAATTAAAGGACTGGATTTAACCAATCCTTTTCTTCTTAGTTATAAGGCATCATTACTTATAATTATTATAAATAATTAATAATAAAACTAATACACCAACAATAAAAATAAATAAAATTGTAAAGGTATACTCATTACTTAATATCTATTTTAACGCCTTCAATATCTTTAGGTTCGTTAAAACCAAGTTTAATTTTAAGTAGGCCATCTTTCATTTCAGCTTCATCAACTATTACATCTTTAGCTAATTCAAACTGTTTGAAAAATTTTCTAAATGCTAGACCTTTTTGTACATAGTCTACATTCTTATCTTCTACTTTTCCTTCTATTGTTAAGATACCATCTTTAACTTCTACAAGCACGTTCTCTTTGTTGTAGCCAGCTAAACCGATTTCTAATCCGTATTTACCTTTTGAGTATTTAACTACGTTATAGAAAGGAAATGATTGTACTTTTGACCACGTGTCAAAAATATTTTCAAACGCATCATCAAAAAACTTTGTTGATCCGTTGAATAGTTGTTTATTTAAATTATTGAAAACTTCTAGGTTTGTCATAATTATCTCCTTTGTTAAGCAAGTTAATTGGTCCATCCACATGATGCAACCTGGAGGAGATATAATGATTATTTATTAATTTTCAAGTACTGATTTTTCTCTTGTAATATGGCCAACAACTGTGCCTTTATGAATACCTTCTTTAATCCTATATCCATGTGTGCCACTGCCATTAATCTCAACTTCTTTTCTACTTTTTAATAATGCATTGTTTTTCTTTTCTATTTCTTTATTTTCATAATTTCTTGTAATCATATCTTCTGAAAAATTAATGGTGTGTATTTCACTTAAATCATTTTCTCTGTCTAAAAACTTGTATTCTATTTTAGTAGTATTAAAATCTTTCTTTATCTTATTGCATATTGTTTCAGGATCAAACTCACCGCAGGAATAAACATCAAACTGCAACAAGGCGGGGTCAGGTTCATCCCATACATGCATTACTATATGAGATGTTTCTATAATAGCTGCTCCTGTAATTCCGCGATTCCCGATCATGTGAGAATACTTTACGTATGGTCCCATCATAACCTTCATTCCTATTTCATCTATAAATTTCTTAAACCATTCAGTAAGAACAGCTTCATCCATTGGAGGATTTTTAGCTTCTGCTCTTACTATTAAATGTTTGTGTACTAAAACTTTATTCATAAGCGCGTCATACAACTTTTTGAAATTAATGCAACAAATTATTTTTAAACAATTGGGGAATAAATTGTCTTGCCATCTACTTTAGATGCTTTAAGATATTGCCGTCTATTTTTGGCTGCAGAATAACTGCAATGAATCCATCCGGAGTTAGGTTCATCAGGGGTCCAGAATTCAAGTATACATTGATCGTAATCAAGATTTTTAACGATCCAATCACTTACGTCCTTATTAGCAACACCAAATACTTCAAAGTCGGCTGCTTCTCCCTTGGTATGTTGACTCTTGCTTGATGATCCTATTCTCTCACAAAGTTCTGGTGATCTATATCCAGAGCTAATTGTAACCGGTAAATTAAAATTATCACGTACAGGTTGTAATATGTATTGGCAAAGTAATTGTAAATTAAATATGTGATCTGAATTTGGTTCGTTTGGTATTCCGAGTCTTATTGCTTCTTGGGATTTAGTTAACTCTTCTAAAGAAAAGTTGTTGCTTAACTTCATTTAAGTTTGAGTAGAATAGCTATAAGAGATAGTATGAGTGCGCCCATTCCACTAATCATGAACCAAAGTATCTTATCTACTTTCTTTTCTATTTTGTAGATAGCACAACTCATATGTTTGAGATGGTTGTTTTTAATTACAGACACATCCTTTTTAACATCATCCACACGATTATATAAATCTAATACGTGGTCATCCAGTCGTGATTTTACAATTCTTTTCATGTTGTTCTCTGTTTTTGTCTAATTGCTTGTTCGGATGGTGATAATAGCGCTTGTTCTACTGGTGTCAACTTTGTTATTGGATTAATTTGACCACCAGCTATAGCTGTAGGTATATTAACTTGGCCATATCCTGGTATTTGTGTAGGATTTGGTAATGGTGGTAAAGAAGAAATTGGCTCTAATGTAGGTTTGGCTAGGTTTTTAAATGGATTTTCTATTTCAGGTAATCCAGGAGCAGTTAAGGGAAGTGTGGATAATCTATCTTTTATATTATCTATTATACCGGATGCTTGATCAAAGGGATTTGGTAAACCTAAATTTAAGGCATTTTCTTCAAATAAATCTTTTACGTCTTTAGATATATTTAAAGGTGTAAATACACCATCGTTAATAGAACCAAATTCTTTTTTAGAAATACGTTCTGCATTTTTAGAAATTACATCTTCAGATGTTCCTAATAATTCAGCTGCTCTTATATCTTTATAAAAATCTTTTTTAACACCAAACAGAGCTCTATTTGCATTTATATATGCATCAACAATTTCTTCTGGAGTTACAGGACCACCTCTTAAAGTATTTCTTGTAAATAACTGTCTTGACTCTCTAATACCTTTTTGAAGTTCAGCAACTTTAAATTTTAATCCACGTTCCACGTTTAATTTAACAGGTCTAAATCCAGTAAAGCCAGCTAACTCATCACCTAGTTCAAATGTTTGACCATACTTATCAAATTTACCTTTTTGTATTACATCAACTGGTTCAATAGATAGGTCTAATCTTTTTAACTGATCATATGAAAATGGAGCTTGTGTTTTTGCTAAATGAGTAATGGCAGCAATTATTTTATTTCCATCTGTATCTTCAGGATTAAATATTTGATTGCCTTCTCTATCTCTTCCACCTCTAATAAATATATCAGCAATTGCTTCAGACCATATAGCTTCTGTTACAAATGGTTGACCTAGTTCTTTTGTAGATTCTATTAATCCTCTAAAGAAATCATTCATTATACCATTTTTATCATTTCTACCCGCTGCTACTTGATTTAATACTGTTTGAAAAGGTCTATATAATAAATCGTATGCATTGGCATGACTAAAATCTACATATTTTAATTCACCTGTTTCTTTATCTTTAATTGGAATTAATGTTGAATTTTTAGACCAATCAGCGACATATCTTCTCATTGCTTCTACTTGTTCATCTGTAACATCATAAATAACTTTTGCCATTTCAACTACAGCCGTAGGAACTGCTGCTGTTGTTACACCCATTCCAACTAATCTTTGATAACCAATACCAGCTAATGGTTTAACAATTGTTCCATCAGCTAATTTAACCTCCATAGCTATTTCATCTAATGCTCTACTAACTATATTTGTAGAAGTTCTCATTATTTCAGCTGGAAATGATACGAAATTACCAAATGGTAATTTACGTAAACCTTTTATAAAATCTCCAACATAATCATAGTTTGGAATATTATTTCTAATTATACTTGCTGCTTCTTCGTCTAATTCCTTTACAGTTTTATTTATTCCGTATTTAGCATAGGCATTATCTAAACGTTTACGTTCCATGGCCCAAGATGTAATTTTCCAAAAATCATCTTCGGCTGTATATAAATCTTCAGATACTTTTTTAATTTTAGACAATGGTCTTAACATTAATCTTAAAAATTTGTCTGAATTAACTGTTTCACCAAAACTAATATCTTTTAATAAATTATTTAAATCTCCAAGAGCAACGTTTTTATTAACAACTCCTAATTCTAATAATTTTCTATATAGTTCATTATTTTGTCTTGTTCCTGGTAATGCTGTTTGTAAAGCTGAATATGCTTCACGCATTGATTTAACATCAGGTATAATTCCATTAGCTGTTGCAAACGCTCCTGCACTTATAAAATTTCTTAAATGAGTAACTGGAGATAAAACTGTTTTAGCTAATTGAGAAGTTGCTTTAGGATATAAAATTAAATTTTCATAAAGCTTACCAATAATACTATCACTTCTCATTTGAGAAGATGTTTGTTCTAATGCATCTGCTATTTCTGTTATTGCATATTTACCATTAACAGGATTAGTAATTCCAGCTTCTAATGCTTTGTTAGGATCTATATTAACTTTTTTAAAATCAGGACCTAAATTTTGTAATGCTTCTTCTTCCGTATCATAAAATATTCCTTTACCTCTAGCTTTTAATTCATCTGATTTAGCAACAAGATCTTGAAAAAATTGATTACGTCTTGTTATTAAAGATAATCTTGCGGTTCCTCCTAATATTGTTTGCATAGGATTTTTACTTTTACCAAGTAATTCTTCTATAACTTGTCTATTTTCTTTTGGTAAACTACTTAATGAAGCAAATCCTTTATCTGTAACAGCTTCATCTAATACTGTTTTACCTACAAAGAAATCAGGTATTTGAAATATAGGATCAGAAGGTTTATCCATTCTAAATCCTTTTGGAAGTCTTGCTGTTTTAACTAAACGTTCTACAAAATAATCTGCTTGTCCATCTGTAATTTCTTTACCATTTTGTAAAGCAACTTCTTTAAACATATTCTTTGTTTTATTGATTGCTTCTTCTGCAGGTTTAAAATTAAAAAAAGGTATTAAAGATTTATTTTGAAATATGTCATAAGTAGAACCTAAATAATTTTTAAATTTATTTCCAAATAAATTTTTAAAATCATTTATATCTTTAGGATCTATTTTTCCTCCAATAGAACTAAACATATCTCCCCAACCAGATCTTATTAAACTTATGTTGTCTAAAATACTTGTTATTGTTTTATCATCAGCTCCATATTTTCTTAAATTATCTACAATACCTTTTTGTAATGTTTCATCTACATTTCCAAATGCAACTTTTCCTAAATCATCTATTGTAGGTTCTCCTGATAATAATAAATCATTTAATTTTGCTAATGTTTCATTTCTCTCTTTTGCTGTTTGTTTATTTGCAACTGTTTTCCATGCTGGAAAAATAGAATCAATATCTTGATCTAAAGTTCTAGAAACTTGTTGAGCTAAATTAACGTCAACAGATCTTCTTCCAATTTGTTGTCTTTCAATATCAAAATATTCTTGAGTTTTACCACCTCTTGCTCTTACGTAAGAACCAACTTTATCTAATAGTCTATCAATTTTACTATTACTAAATCTTAAATCTTTTCCACGATCCGCTATTTTTTTAATACTTTGACCTACACCACTTACGAGTCCTGTAAATAATACGCTTTCAGTTCCAAATTTAACTCGATTAATTAATTCTCTACTTGGATCATCTTCTGGACCTTCTCTATTAAGTTCTGTTGGCCCACCTAATAAATCTCCAAGTGTTCCCATTTCTTCCACATCACCAACAAACACTGCATCTGATAAACCGCCACCCACAGCTCCTGCTGCAAATTTTGTAAGTTTACCTTTAGTATTTAATTCTATTGCTTTATCAGCAGCTTGTCTTAAAGCTGGATTATCTAGTTTAAAATAGTTACCTGCTTTCTTTGCCTCTATTGCTGATTTAGCTAAATTGGATCCTAATTTAAATCCATAAACTCCTGGCACACCTAAATTAACTAAAGCTTCTGTTAATTTTCCAGCAGTTGTTGCTTCTGCTTTTTCATCTAATTCAGTAAGATTATCAAACCATCTTTCTATTTCAGCTGATTTATTTGTGCCTGCTCCTAAATCATAAAGAGTTGCACCTAATGAAAATGCACCTTTTGGTATTTGAATTAATCCAGAACCGATACCAGCAAATATAGATTCTAATGTACTTACAGAATTATTTTTTTCAGCATCAATTAGTTGTGGGCTAGAAGCTAGTCCAGTGTTTACAATATCTACCATAGTAGTTCACCTATGATAATTTAGCTAATTTAGCAACTCTTAATCTTTGTTGGCCTGTAACTGGATCTTTTATCATCTGTTGACTAGGAACAGCTAAATATAATTTATCTCCTATACTATAAACTTTTTTTGCAGTTAGAGTATTTAAATTAACATCAGCAGTTGTTGATCCATAATAATCTTCTTTTGGATCTATTCCATAACCTTTTAATTTAGATCCAACAGTTTCTTTTGCAGCTAATGATCTTTCTAATCTAGTTAATTGATCTTCTCCTTTAGCTTTAGCTGTTTCAATAGCTATTCTTCTTTGAATTGCTAACTGTGCAGCTGCTTGTTTAATATCTCTTGGTTTATCAAAAGCTCCTGATTTATTTATAGCGGTTAGTACTTCTGGCGCAGCTTCTCTTAAGTTTTTACCTTTAAAGAAAGCAGGAGATGCAGCAAGTAAAGTATCATAAAGAGCTTGTGATTTAGCTTCTTCACCACCTAATAATCTTGCGTATAAATCAGCTTCTTTTTTAATTTTCTTTTCATTAAGAACATCTTCAATATCTATTTCATTATCATCTGTTGTTATTCTACCAGCTGCTGGTTTCATTTTTTGTTCACCCATTCCAGTTGCAAATGCTAAATCTTCTTCGGTACTTCCTAACTTATCAGCTCCTGTATATCTTGCTTCAGCTTGTTGTGCTTCTCTTTTAGCAGCACCATAATCAAATCCTTCATAAGGTGATTTTGCTTCTGATCTTGTTCCAGACATAATGTCTTCCATTAATTTTCTTCTTGGTTGTCCAAAATATTCTTTTTGTAATTTTTCTGCTGTTGTTTGAAGTTGTTGTTCTTCTGGTTTTTCTCTTAATGGATCTTCTTCAAAAATATAAAAAGGTGCAGCGCCTATTGATAATGGACCAAGACCTTTAGTTAAACTTGTAGGTCCAGGAATATAAGGAGCTAAAGCTTGATATGCTTGAGTTAGTCCTGTTAATCCACCTTGTGGAACTCCGCCTGTATAAGATGCTGTTGGTAATAAACCACCTGGTTTAGAAAAATTAAAAAATCCACCTACTTTAGCACCAACTCTACCGCCGTCCGCGTATCCTTTTTCACCAAGACCTGATGTTATACCTGTATTATAACTATTTACTGATCCTCCACGAAACATTGGTCTTCTTAAAATTTTACTCATTAACCAAATATTCCTCCTTTACCTAATACTTTACCGGCTAGACCTCCAACTCCAGTAAGTGTTCCTAGTAAAGTTTGTAATGGACTAGCTGGTTGTGTTGGTTGATATGTTTGAACTTGTGTTGGAAATCCTCCAGCAAGTCCTGTTAATTGTTGACCAACTAAACCGTATCTAGTGTAAGGTTCAAATGCAGCTTCTTTAGCAGCAGTAGCTTGAGCATCTAATACTGCTTGTTGTTGAGCTTGTTGTTGTTGACCTAAAGCAGTCATAGCTCCAATTTGTTGTCCTAATAGTTGTGGTTGTAAACTAGCTAAACCTTGTTGCTGTTGAAAAGCTTGTGCTGCTTGTTGTTGTGCTTGACCAAATCCTTGTTGTAATAATTGAGCTTGTAATGCTGCTCTATCTTGTAAAGTTTGTGCACCATATTCTGCTCTTTGAACTCCTTCTCTAGCTCCACCAAATGCACCTCCCGCAACAGCTTGTGCTTGTTGTTGAGCCATAGCCATTTGTCTTTGTCTATCAAATTCAGAGAGTGTAGTTGAAATAACTTCTTGTTGATAAGGAGACATAAACTGTTGATAAGCTTGTGGTCCAGAATATTGTTCAGCTTGTGTTAAATATTGTTGATAACCACCTAATCCACCAGCAAGTCCTCTTGCTTGTTGTTGTAATTGAGTTTCGGGTGCAACTTGTTGTGCATAAGATGCAGTGTTAATCGCGGCAGAAGTTGATAATAAAGGTAATAATCTTTCACCTAATGCAGTAAATGCACCTGTTAAATATGGTGAAGGTAATGTTTGTGTGACTTGTGTAGGTGTAGGTATTTCTGCCATATTAAGCTCTTGCCTCTAGTTGATTCATAATTTGGTACATTCTTTTTGCACCTTTTCTAATATCCCCACCACCTGCATTTCTAACAGCTTTTGCAGTAAATACAAATTCATTTTTACTTAATCTTGCAGGAACATCATCTGCTCGTTCTCTTTTACCAATTGGAACAAATCCACCTTTAGCCCTATAATCTAATTCCATTCCACCTAAATCCATAATTCCGCCTTTAGCATATCCTACATAACCACCATATTGGAATCCTGATCTAGTTATAGCACTAGCTATTTCATCATCATTAAATCCAGCTGATAACATAGCTGATCTAATATAATCTATTTGTTGTTGTCTATTTGCTGAAGCTGTTTGACCCATTGCTGCTAACTGATCTTGATATTTTTTGTTTGCATCTAAAGCAGCATTATAAGCTAATTCACCAGAAGCAGATAATTGTCCTGGCACTAAAGATTTAGCAGTTGTAAATAATTGACCACTTGTTACTGGAGTAGTTGGTCCAATAACTCCTTTACTTAAAAATTCGGAACCTGTTGCAGTTGCTTCTAATCCTAAATTTTTAAGAGTATCTAAAGTACTTAAATTTTGTCCTGTTTCTATTCCTACTTCACCAACTGTTTTTAATCCCCTTAATTGTTCTGCAGCTGTCATTTCTCCTGGTGTTCCAGGCGAAGCTAATGCACCTGTTAAAGAAGCTATACCTAAACTTACAGGACTAATTCCTCTTTGTGCTGCTCCTTCTTGAGAAGCTTGCGAAAATAAATTTATAGCGCCACTTCCTATTGCTCTAGCTAACATAGGATTACTTGTAAATAAACTACCTATACCTGATCCAATACCTGGTGCTAAAAATGGTAAAGCAGCTGCAACAAAAGGCAACGCTGGTTTAATTTCATTAGGTACTATTTTATCTAATACTTTTGCTATTGGTTTTGTAATTGATTCAAATACCTTACCCATTATAACCAACTCCTTTTAGTGAATCTTGTAGCTTTTCTATAAACTTTATTATCATCTGAAATCCTTAACCAGTTAATAGGTTGGTTTAAACCTAACACTTTTGTAAAATGTTGTTTAGTCCAAGCCATTACTTTTTTAATGTTTTTAACACAAACTGTATCAATATGCCATAGATTATTACCGCTTTTCCATTCATTATCTTCAATTAAACCTGTTAAAATAAAGCGTTTTTCTACTTCATTATTTAAATAAGCCCAATTTGTAAAAGCAATCATAATATTTTCATCTTTATGTATTTTATATTGATTCAATTTGAAGGAAGGAAGTATGTGATAGTAAAGATCTTCTCTTGTTAAATCTTTATACTTATCAAACTTCTTATACAAAGATATAACCTCGTGCATATCTTTAAGTTTATCCTTATCAAATATGAAGTCCATGCAAGTCGGTTAAGCTTGTAGATATACCGAAACGTTGATTTTACTATGATTTCTTCTTTTCGTCAACTAAAGATTGGACGTTAGCTTCTGCCTTATCTTTCTTTTGAAACATTAAACTTAAGCTACCATGGTAAGAATGTGAGCCAAAATGAGTTAATGGACTCATAGCATCAGCATATATTTTACCACCTGCTTTAACCCATAATGTACAGAAAGATATATCTTCTCCAAGATAACCATTTTCAGGATCTTGTGCAGTTTCAAAGAAGGTATACCAACCATCTTTCATAACCTCTACTTTATTACCTACCAACTGTTTATTAACAGTTTTCTTCTCTGGATATACTTCTGCTAGTTTAGTAAACACTTCTCTTTTAATCATCATAAATCCAGTTGGCCCTGCAGTAATTTCTGTAAAACCATCTTTCTCTACTTTGACATTATTTCTATCTGGAAAGTGTACAATAAATTGTAATTGATGATTAGGTCCATAACCTTTTACTGGATACGGAGTTAAACATAATGGTACATCTTTTTCTAATAATCTATAAACAGCATCTGGTTCAAATCCAATATCTGAATCCACAAATAACATATGTGAACAATCAGAAGCTAAAAAAGATGCAACACAATTATTTCTAGCTTGTGTAACTAACGCCATCCCCGATTGAAGATGCAATGCTGTAGATACAGCAAGTCTTGGATGTGAATGAGATACAAATTTCATCATACTGTTCATATAGTTTGTAGTAACCATATGACCAAATGCTGGTGTTGCTACGAATAATTTAATGTGCTTTTTTTTGGCTTCTGGCATAATTTAAAAAGTTAATCCATTCTCTTATTCTTATTTCCCAAGAATAATATTTATTATAATATTTCGTTTGCATTTCTAGGTCCTCTTTATATAGACCATTTTTATAATTGTCAATTACAGAGTTTAATGTATCTGCATATCTTTCAATTAAATTTTGTCCGCTAGAATCAAATTCAATCATTGTTGCAAATTCTCCACATGTTTCTGGCAACGCTCCGTAATTCGTTGTCACCACATGACAGCCCGCGCTCATCGCTTCGATGATAGCAAGACAAGATGTTTCTGCAAAGATAGATGGATAAGAATAAATGTGTGTTGTTAACAATGCTTTTCTTATTTCTTCATTACTTGCATACCCATGGTAATTGACATTTGGTGTATTCTTACATTTATTAAATAACTCATCAAATTTTCCTTTTTCATTTTCTTCAAATTGTGAACCATATATTTTAGTTGAAGAATAAATATCTACTTCAAAATCATCTCTAGTTTTATTTAGTATTTCTATTGCTTTTATAAGAACTGCAAGTCCACGCCATGGAGTTGAACTATATAATAATTTAATTTTAGTTTGTGGAATAGTATTTAAAATTGGTTTAGGAACTGATTCAAATGGATGAGTTGCATTCTTAATTACAAATGACTTATATTCAGGTATTTGGAATTGTTCTCTAAATTTATTGTATTGCCAAGAACTTACATAAATAAAGTAATCAATAGAATCTACAAATTTACGATCACGCATGTATTGTACATTCGGTTGATCATAACTTAAATGTTGCCAAAGAATATTTGTTTTATCTTTTTCTACAAGTGACGGATGACAAATAGAACCAATAAGATTAATTCCATCAATAGAACCTGGTTCTAGTTGAGCGATTAACTGCTCCTTTAATATCTCTGTCCCACCTTTAGGATTCATTTATAAATACTGCTTTCCTCTTACCTTTTTTAAATTCTTTAAAACCATTCCATATCAGATGTTCACCTATCTTGTCAATATCATGAGTATCAATATCATCAAATATATACACACATTGTTCAGGTCTTCTGTCTAAAAAGAAATCAACTTCTTTCATTACAGATTCTGTATCATGAGGTCCATCAAAATGAACTGTTTCATATTTTGTTAATAGTTTCTTTTCAAAATCATAAACAGGATAACCATCTGCATATCTTTTAAAAAATTCTGAATCTTCTAAATTGATAAAATTAAATTCTGGATATTCTTTTATAATTGCAAGTAATGCATCTTGTTTCATATTATTAGTATAATCTAATCGTCCACCTTTATCATTATCTGATGTTCTATAAAGAATATTACCATAAGGATCTATTCCTAAATGTTTTAGTTGTATACTAGGATGATATTTTCTATAGGCATCAATAATACATTTAGTTCCCATTCCACGACGAACACCTATTTCAACACTTACACCTATTGGATTTTTTAATAACTTTATAGCATCATCAAAAAATTCGTATTCTGAACTATCTCCTGAAATCATGATTTATTAAATAAAGATATATCTGGAACTAATATTTTAACATCACGTTTAATATCTTCAGGTTTAGCATTTAGATCTGCTTTAACCTCTTCTTCGTTTTTGTAGACATGACCTGTCTTTATATTTCTAATTGTGATTTTTGAATCACAGACTATTTTTATCTCTTCCATTACCTTGTCAACGATCCTCGATTCACTTCTAGTATAGAAACAATTCCTGATACTACTGTATTAGTGCAAGAAAGTAATAGTGCATCACCTTCTTCTAAAATAATAGGTCCTTTAGCAGCATTTTCTGTAGAGTTAGAACCTAAAGTAATATGAGCTATTTCTGATGTAGTTGTTGTAGAAGAATCATAAATATAAACTTCTACTGTATGACTACCTGACTGATTAGTTAATTGAATGGTTTGAATGACCGCTCTTGCCGTAGCGTTGCAAGTATAGACAGTTGTATTAGCTGTTGTTGTTGGATTATATATTGCGTTTTTATATACGTTAGACATTATTCTTTATACTCTAATAAAATACCAAGCTTCTGCTTCATTAGCATCTTGAACATCTTGTGTAAAGGTATTATTTAATTGTAACACCATCTGCTCTAGTGTTCTAATAATCTGATCCATCTGTTGTTGACTATATACAGGCGTAGCGTTTGCAAGTCTTGGTTGATCTAGTTTAGCCATTATCTTAAACCATCCTGTTGACCATCTATACGAAGAGTTCCGTACCTCCATTTAGTATCAACTTCAGTACTTATAATTTTAACTGCAACCTGACGTCCTCGCGCGCGCATGTCGACTTTAGTTGTAGTTGAATCTACAACTGTACTTGATGCAACAGTTTGAGCTGAACCTGGATATTGTCTAACTAAAAATTGCATATTAATGCTCCTTGTTGATTCTTAAAATCAGGTATGTATCGTTTAATAAACATAGAGTTATCTCCATCTACAATATCCACGTCACCTGAAGTAATAAACGCTGTTATTGGACCTGTATCATCATTCACTCCTTTTTCTTGATCGTATAATGTAGATACACCTGCTGTTAAACCAATAACTGTTGGTTGTGCAAGTGTTGTAGAATTTGGCATATATTTAGTAGCTAAAGGATTTGCAAATATATCTTTAGAAGCCCAAGTTGTTCTAGCTAAAGTTCCAATGGTCCATACTCTTTCAAGATAATTATAAGTTACAACTCTATCTATTTCAGTAGAGTTAGCTGATGTATAGAACCAATTCACTTCTGAAAACTCAAGATTAACTCCAGCATAAATTACAGAATGTTCATTTGAATTTAAATCTCCAAATACATAATCTTGTACTGAACATGGAATTTCTTTTACAACCCCGTCAAACAGATAGAATGCACCATCCGACATCCAGTAGACAACGTTTTCCGCTTCTACAGCAGAGTGTATTCCTAAAGCTCCACAGTTCGTACCAATTTGTTTAAATGAGAATGTAAATGGTGGGCCAACAAACTGCATAGAATGAGCTGATGTATTAGTTAATATTAATATATCTCCTCTTGTTGGAACTGCAGTTACAATCTGGTTTCCTGAAGATAACCTTTGAAATCCTGCGGTGTTAGTTGCATTAGGTATAAAGTCAGTAATAGATTCTTGCGAACCGAATAACACAGCCATTGGATCATAAGTTGCTGTTGTGCCTGGTGTTGTTTGTGTACCAAAGAATATAATATGCCTATCTCTTGGAGATACTGTCATGTAATTAGATTGTGTTGGAGCATTAGATAATAATGTAGCTCTAGTATTTCTTGCAGGTAAAAATGCAGAAGTATCAAAATAATAGGTCTTACCACCAACGATCGTTGCAATAATATCTTCACCAAAGTTATCTATTTTCCAAACTCTTGGATTTGCTGTAATAACCCCTGATGGTCTTGGTGTATTCCAAGTAGAAAATCCCCAAGCCCCGGCTCCCCATCCGTTACCAACAGTTGTAATATCTGCACCTACGTTAATTTGAAATGCAGCGCCACTTGCTGTTCCAGAAGCAGTTACAGCTCCTGGTGTTGCAATAGATGCAACATCAATTGTAAATGTATTAGCTGTTTTAATTTCTTGAATCTCAAATTCTTGAGCCATGTTTGCATTAGTAATATTTACAACATTAACTCCAGATACACCTGAAAATGTAACAAAGTCTCCTGCTACTGCACCATTAGAAGTTGCTGTAACATCAACTATAGTTGTGCCGGAAGTAAATGAGAATACTGCGGGGATAGTGGTAGATAAAGGTGTGATGTCGTAAAAGTTATTATCGTAATATAAATATAGTTTTCTATTTGTGCCAATGGCAGCTAATGAGTCTCCAGCTAAATCTGTATAGGTGTGAATGTCTCGTGCAACGCCTATTAGGTTATTACCTACGGCTGGTTCCCATCCACCTATCTTTTCAGGAACACCATACCTAAAACGCACGTTATCGCAATCGACCCATCCACCTTCTGCGCCGTATTGGGTGTTTTGTTTATCTATTCCTGGTCTAAATTGTAATTTGTTTATTGGCATAATTCTTCATTATACCACCTAATTACTTGATTGCAAACCTATACAAACATCCCTGTTTGCAAGAAATTAAATGAAACTGATATTCTAATATCGTTAGATTTGTTCACATCAACGGTGTGATTTAACCATGATGGAAACATAATACATCTTCCTTCAATTGGTTCGTAATGAACTTCTTTCCATAAATACTGTGGTAATGTTTGATTATTCCTTTTTGGAAGTGTCATTGCAGCAACTGCTCGCGGATCTTCTATCTTTAAATGACCACAATCTTTAGATGTCTTAATATAATAAACTCCTGACCATAATGAATTTGGATGAATATGAGGTCTATTATGTCCTCCTGGTGGATTGATATTGGCCCACATATTACCAAGATAAGGTTCATTATCTAAACATTCTTCTTTGTAAATATCAAATTGCATATGAAATAATGCTTCTGCTAAATTTTTATACTCTGGTCTTTTGTGCATATCAGATGGTGAATGCCAACCATTAACATTTGTCTTTTGTAAACCTTTATCTTGTTTAGACCATTCAATAACGTTTCTCTCTAACTCTCTATTGTCTAAATTAAATTCTTTAATATAGATTTGTGTTGGAAACCAAAGTTCTTTATGTATCATCCTTTTCTATTTTCAAGTGGGTTATATAACACATCACAATTTGCAGCTAATGTTCTTCTTGTCTCATCAGTCCCGTTAAATGGATATACACAATGTCTCATATCATATGGAAATACATAAAAGTCTCTAACTTGCATTGGTGGTGTATAATTAATATTTGCAAATTGACCTGCAGCAGAACCTAATATTTGTAATCTTCCATTTTGTGGTTTATCTTCTGCAGAGTATTCAACACCATAATGAGATGGTACTTTTAAAATCATAACTGAAGTTAATCCTGTAGCTAAATTGCCTTGATGAATATGAATTGGATTATATTCATTAGCTTTCATTTCATTTACCCAAATTGAATTTAAGTGTAATTGATATTTAATAATCTTATTCCAATCTAAATAATGTTTATAAGCTGACATAAACCATTCATACACACGTGGAGATAAATAGTTATGTTTATGCATCTTTGAAGTATCATCTCCATCGTAATAGAGAGAACGTTCATCCATTATTTTACCAATTAATTGTTTATTGGCTTTTGCAAGATTGCCATAATTGTTTTCGTAAATGCCATTAATTTCATTAAAGATGTCTACTGGAACTTCATAACGAAGTACGGATTGACCAAAAAATACAAAGTTAAATTTCATTCTTCATCTCTTTTCTAATCTTTGTTGCAGATATCTCTTGTATCTGTTTAGGTAGGACGATCTCTTCAATCTTATATCCTACATCCCGACCATAACAAATATTGGTAATATTTGCAACTTTGATAACTTCAAATTTACCTACATAATCTTTTAATTTTTCCTCAATTCGTTTTTTAATATCTTCAAATTCAAATGGATTATTATCTGACTTTGGCATGGTTCTAACCATGATTTGAACTTGTCCTGTTCTTTTTAATATCTCTTTAAATAAAGCTAAATGACCATCATGAAATGGTTGCCATCTGCCTAACATCTGTGCTGTTGGTTTAGAGTAGTCCATGTATCTCCTTTATTATGTTGTCGTAATTAAAATCAGTTATTTCAAAATCAACCTTTTTAGGTTTCTCAAATACTTTATTCGTATCTTCAAATCTTCCTTTACTAATGGTGTTCATCCAAATCTTCATATCATAGAATGATCTATAAGATTCAAATGGACAAACAAAGTCTACTACCACATGATTGACTGCAAGATCACACATGGTCATCATACGATTCGCTTGTCGTCTTCTACCTGTTTCTGTAAAATCCCAATCTTCAAATAGCTTTCTAATATCATCAGCATTAAAGTGTGGTATCTTTTTGTTCTCAATTAATTTTTTAGCAAATGTAGTTTTGCCTGATCCTGGTAATCCAAATATTAATATCTTCATTAAAATTTTATATGTCCATACGCATTCACAATACTTTGTGGTATTTGTGATCTGTAAGGATTGTCTTCCTTTCTAATCTCTTCTCTAATCGTGTGCATTTTATTTCCAACTACTGTATCGTCATAACCCATACCATTTATTTGAAATTGATTCAAGTTTTTAAAGTTATGATTAAATTTAGGTATTTGTAAAAAATCATATATTTTATTTATCTCAATTTCTGGCTGATTTACTAAATCATCATATTTTAAATAATGACAAATTTGTGGATAGTTATAAGAATTTTTTATAGCTTCTAAATCTTTTGCAATTGCTCCATCTTTATTCATTAACATCCATAATTTTTCTTCTATAGTTTGTTTGCCGTATCTATGAACAAAACTAGTTGGCTCTTTTTCAAACCATTTAATGTATGAGGCAAGAACATCTAATACATCTCTTAAAATAATAATGCATTTAAATGGACGTTTGAAATGCTTGTTCATTAACATAAAATTACCAGGTGTCATTACAGGACCACGATCAATGATGTATTGTTGAGGCCAGTCTTTGTAATATTGATCAAACACCATATCTAATACGTTATCTAATGATTTATGATCTGGATAATTTTGAAAGACATCGGTTTGTTTAAGAAGAAATATATCCTTCATTATCTCTAATGTAATAGAGTTTGGAGTTACAGCGATATTCGGATTTTGATTCATGATTGAACCAAATAGTGTATTACCAGATCTTGGTAATGCTACTAAAAAGAATAACTGCTTAACTGCTTGGTTTGCCGAATGTAGGTTGTCCAATTGCTTTCTTCTCATCTTGTTTAAGTAAACCTTTTTCTTCTTTTACTCTTTCAATCGTTTGCAGTTGACCAAGAACATTGAATACTTCTGCTTGTGAAGAACCAGGAGTCAATGTCTTTGCTTTGCCTTTCATAATCTGATGATAGGATTCTAATTGATGAGTGTTGACATTTTTAGTGTCAAACGTTCCATTATCAAATTCTTTCTTTAAATTAGACCACATATTAATTTCTCTCATTCTATCTTTTGCAACTAATTCCATATTTGCTTTTGCATAAATCTTTTCATCTAAATCTATTTTATAACATTCTAATTTATATTCATCTGTTTCAGTCTCAATCTTCTTTTGTAACCATTTAATCTTTGCATCATTTCGTCTGTAATCAAAAGATAATGACATTAAATTTTCAAGAAATACATTTTGCTCTCTAACACATTGCCAGTATTTTGCAGATAGTGTTGGATACTTTGCATCTTGAAGCACTGAAATTCTAGCTTCTGTTTCTGTTCGAAATATTTGTTTTTTAGTCCAAGTATCACGAAGTTCATCAACCATTCCTTTGAATGCATTGAGATCATTTGGATCTAATAGATTATTTAAGTGAGCTTCTTCTTGTTGTATTAAACTCTTAATATTTCTCTTCTCTGTCATTGAGAAGGATATAAAGATTTATTATGATGTTGTCAAGGTTGAAGCGGTTGCTGCTGTTACAGCTCCTGTGTATTCTTCAGTGTTAGCAAGTTTTCCTGTCGCAATATATCCACCAAAAGCTAAACCTGCTGTTTGAGTACCAGCTCCACTTGGACTTGATCTTGCCGTTGCCATATTTGTGCTATTTATCCATGAAGTTCCATTATATTCTTCTGTGGCATTAGAATAAGCTGTTGAATAACCAGCAAATCCTAAACCTGCTGTTTGTGTTCCTGCTCCTCCCATTTCTGCTCTTCCAGTATTTAAATTTCCTCCTGTTGTCCAAGCCGAGCCATCATATTCTTCTGTATTATTTTTTGCAGAATCACCACCAAATGCAAGTCCTGCTGTTTGTATTCCAGCTCCTGCTAAAACAAATCTTGCTGTATTTAAATTTCCGCCAGCTGTCCATGCGGAACCGTCGTATTCTTGTGTAACACTAGTTGCTGTTGTTGTAAAACCACCAAAAGCTAAACCTGCAGTTTGTAATCCTGTTCCTGCACCATATCTTGTTGCTGTACCTAAATTTCCTCCACCTGTCCAAGCAGAGCCGTCATATTCTTCTGTGTTTGAAACAGGAGTTCCTGAAGCATTACCACTAAAAGCAAGACCTGCTGTTTGCGTTCCCGCACCTGCTAATTGTCTTCTAGCTGTTCCCATATTTCCACCTGCTGTCCAAGCAGATCCATTGTATTCTTCGGTTGCTGATGTAACTGTTGGACCACCTGTATCACCTCCAAAAGCTAATCCTTCTGTTTGTGTTCCACAACCTGCTAATTCATATCTTGCAGTCGCTAAATTCCCCCCGCTCGCCCACGCCGCTGCTGTGGTCACGTTGATTGAAGAGGTGAATTCTTCTGTGGCTGCTGAATCAGTTCCTGTTGATCCACCAAAACCTAAACCTGCTTGTAATGTTCCAGCTCCTGTTAATTCAGATCTTGCAGTTCCCATGTTTGTAGTATTTGACCAAGCTGAACCATCATATTGTTCTGTAGCAGAAGAACTAACTCCTGTATAACCACCAAATGCTAAACCAGCTGTTTGAATTCCTGCACCACCTAAAGAACGTCTTGCTGTAGCTAAATTTCCTCCTGTTGTCCAAGTTGAACCATTATACTCTTCTGTGTTCGTAACTACTACTGTTGTAAGTCCACCAAACCCAAGTGCTGATGTTTGAATTCCTGCTCCTGCAAAAGCACGTCTTGCAGTTGCCATGCTACCTCCAGCTGTCCAAGCCGAACCGTCATATTCTTCTGTAGCTGTAGTATTTGGAAAACCTCCTCCAAACGCTAAACCAGCAGTTTGTGTTCCTGCTGATCCCATACCATATCTAGCAGTATTTAAACTTCCTCCTGCTGTCCAAGTTGATCCATTATATTCTTCTGTAGCTGAAAGTGACGTTGTTGTATAACCACCAAATCCAAGACCTGCAGTTTGAGTTCCACATCCTGCAAGTTCGTATCTAGCAGTTCCCATATTTCCACCTGCTGTCCAAGATGTTCCACTATATTCTTCAGTGTTAGCAACTACCACTGTTGTTTTTCCACCGAAAGCTAAAGCTTCTGTTTGAATTCCTGCTCCTCCCATGGCTTTTCTAGCTGTAGATAAATTTCCTCCAGCGGCCCACGATTTAATTTGAACTAATGCTTTTAGCTTTCCAGATGTAGAGTTATACCACACCTGACCTTCGTTTCCTGAATTTAATGTAGGATCTGTACTTAAGTAATTGACTCTAAATCCTGCTAGCTCATTGTAGGTCGTCATGAGAGTGACCTATGGTAAAGTTATAGCAGTCGGTCTTTGATTTGATCCTGGTCTATTTTTTTGTTCTTCTGGTAAAGCGTCATAAGCTGCTTGAGCCTTTGTAACTTCTGCATCAACAATTGCTTGTGCTTCTGCTTTAGTTTTTTCAACTCCATTTTTTTCAGCTAGCCATAGAGCTCCTTTTTCATTATTACCAATTACCCAAACATCGCCTGGATAACTTCGTAAGAAAAAGTTTCTTCTATCTTCTACTGTAAAGAAGTTCTTGCCATAGTTAGTTGCTGTACCATATATAAAAAGTGCCATATTTATGCTCCTTGGTTGTTAGTATAAGTCAATTTATCCATAATGTAAACTAACTTGTTGTTATTGTTTTTACGTTATCATAGCTATAAGCACCTGTGTATTCTTCAGTGTTAGCAATTTGAGTTGTTGTTTGACCACCAAAACCTAAAGCAGAAGTTTGAATTCCCGCTCCTGCTGAAGCTCTTCTAGCTGTTGCCATAGATGTACTTATTGTCCAACTTGTTCCATTATACTCTTCTGTAGCTGCTGAATTAGGACTATAACCAGCAAATCCTAAAGCTGCAGTTTGTGTACCAGCTGCTGCTAAAGAATATCTAGATGTATTTAAATTTCCCCCTGCTGTCCACGCTGATCCGTCATATTCTTCTGTAGCTGTACTTCCGTAAGCTCCAGCAATAGCTAAACCAGCTGTTTGTAAACCACAACCTGCAAAAATATATCTACCTGTACCCATATTTCCTCCAGCTGTCCAAGCACTACCATCATATTCTTCTGTGTTTGTAATTCCACCTGTTGTTATACGACCACCCATTGCTAAACCTGCTGTTTGAGTACCTGCTCCTGCTAAAAGACGTCTAGCTGTTCCTAAACTTCCCCCTGCTGTCCACGCACTTCCATCATATTCTTCAGTAGCTGATTGATTTGTTGTTGTAAAACCTCCAAAATCTAAAGCTGAAGTTTGAGTTCCACAACCTGCTAAATATTGTCTAGCTGTTCCTAAATTTCCACCTCCAGTCCAAGCCGAACCATTATATTCTTCTGTAGCTGATAAAAATGTTGTATCGGCACCACCAGATGCTAAACCAGCCGTTTGCGTTCCTGCTCCTGCTAAATATCTTCTAGCCGTGCTCAAATTCCCCCCACTCGCCCACGCTGCGGGTACATTGATGATTGATGTTCCATTATATTCTTCTGTGGCATTTGAATTAGCTGTTGTAAATCCTCCAGATGCTAATCCTGCTTGTAATGTTCCTGCACCACCAAGTGAACGTCTTGCTGTTGCCATACTCGTAGTATTTGACCAACTTGTACCATCATATTGTTCTGTAGCGGAAGAAACAGTTCCTGTATATCCACCAAATCCTAAACCTGCCGTTTGTATACCAGCTCCTGCTAAATAACGTCTACCTGTTCCAAGATTTCCACCTGCTGTCCAAGATGTTCCATCATATTCTTCTGTGGAATTTGAATTAGGTGTTCCTGCTGACACATATCCACCAAAGGCTAAACCAGCTGTTTGAATTCCTACTCCTGCTAAACCAGTTCTTGCTGTACTTAAATTTCCTCCTCCTGTCCAAGCAGTTCCATTATATTCTTCAGTGTTTGCAACAACAACTGTTGTTTGTCCTCCAAAAGCAAGTCCTACTGTTTGAGTGCCTGCACCTGCTAAAAGTTCTCTTGCTGTACCTAAATTTCCTCCAGCTGCCCAAGCAGATCCATCATATTCTTCAGTTGCTGCTGTAACAGCTGTTGTAAACCCACCAAATGCTAAACCAGCTGTTTGCGTACCTGCTCCACCTAAACCACGGTTAGCTGTAGCTAAATTTCCACCACTAGACCAAGAACTTCCATTATATTCTTCTGTGGAATTTGAATTTACTGTTGTAAAACCACCAAATGCTAATCCTTCTGTTTGTATTCCACAACCTGCTAAAAGTCTTCTAGTAGTTCCCATGTTACCACCCGCTGACCAAGCTCTAACTGCAACAACACTCTTAAAGGTTCCAGAAGTGGTATTATACCAAATTTGACCTTCAGCATCGGACGTTGGATCTGAACTGTAGTTCTTGACGTATTTACCAAAAATTTCTTTGTATGTTGTCATGTTATGATGTTGTTATTTTTTTAACTGCTAATGCTGCTCCTGAATATTCTTCTGTGGCTGCAGTTTCAGCTGTTCCTGTGTTTCCACCAAAAGCTAATCCCGCTGTTTGAGTACCTGCTCCTGCTGGTGATTGTCTTGCCGTTGTCATAGAAGTAGAATTTGTCCAACTTGTACCATTGTATTCTTCCGTGGCTCCTGTATTAACTGTAGAAAATCCACCAAAAGCTAATCCAGCAGTTTGAGTGCCTGCACCTGCTAAAAGATTTCTAGCTGTATTTAAATTTCCGCCTGCTGTCCATGCACTTCCATCGTATTCTTCTGTAGAATTTGATGGAGCTGTTCCTGCATAACCACCAAAAGCTAATCCTACTGTTTGAGTTCCTGCTCCGCCTAAAGCACCTCTTGCTGTATTTAAATTTCCACCAGCTGTCCAAGCTGAACCATCGTATTCTTCTGTGTTAGCAACTTGAGTTGTTGTATATCCTCCAAAACCTAAACCTGCAGTTTGTGTTCCACAACCTGCTATATCTCTTCTAGTTGTCCCTAAATTTCCTCCACCTGTCCAAGCTGAACCATCGTATTCTTCAGTATTTGCAACATTGGTTGTTGTATAACCTCCAAATGCCAAACCTGCAGTTTGAGTTCCACAACCTCCTAAAAGACGTCTAGCTGTAGCCATAGTTCCACCACCAGCCCAAGCCGAACCATCGTATTCTTCTGTTGCTCCAGATGCTGTGTTACCTGCAGTAGTTCCACCAAAAGCTAAACCTGCTGTTTGAGTTCCACAACCTGCTATATGTTGTCTTGCTGTAGCTAAATTTCCACCACTAGTCCATGCTGCAGCAGCTAATTGATAACCTTTTAAAACTCCAATGGAATTATTATACCAAATCTGACCTGCTTCTGGATTTGTAGGATCTGTTGATACTGACTGAACTGCAGTTCCTCTGATTTCTTTAAAGGTTGTCATTTCAAACCTCCGTTAATTATTCTGTAACAGCCAACCTTGAGTATTGTCAACAAATACAAGTGTGAATCCTGCTCTTTCTGTTGCAACTGTTAAATCTGTTGCCGAACCTTGGATGGGTTTGCCGTTTCTTGCCACCGTTAAATTATTAGTGTCAAATGTTCCAGCGTAATCGATGAATGATACAAAGTCTCCTAATGTTGGAGAAGATGGAAGTGTTGCTGTAATAGCACCTGAAGTTGTGTTTACAAAATATCCTTCTTTTGCAGTGACGTTGAAATTTCCTGTTTTAACAGCTTGCCACGCAGCGCCGCCTGATACGGTTGCAAAAGATAAATTACCAGAGCCATCGGTTTGAATAACTTGGTTTGCTGTTCCTGATGTTGTTGGTAGGTTTAATGTGAAAGATGTTGCAACAGTAGTTGAAGCTCTTAATCCAACATACTGGCCACCTGATGTATCTTGGAATCTTAATTCAGATTGAGTTAATAAATTAGCTGTGCTTGAAAATGTTGCGTTTACAATTGTAACTGTTGTGCCATCAAATGTAAAAGTAGATGAACCACCAAAAGAATTAGATTATTAAATTGAACTTGTGTATTTGATCCACCCGGATTTGATGCAGGAATCGCTGAAATAACCGAAGTCGTAGATGGATCTACAATTACATAATTTTTAGAACCTGTTGCGATAGATACAGTTGTAGAACCTCCTGATGAGATAGTAGCTGTTGCACCTGAATTGTTTATGATGACATAATCTTTTTCTATATTTGGAACTGAAACTGTAACTGTTGTTGCTGATAGTGCTCCTGATAAAATAATTGTTTTATTTCTTCCAGCTTCGTCTGTGAATGTTGTAGAAGTTGCATTTGATGTAAATGCTAATGTCGTATTGCCTGTTAGTGTTATTGTTACAACACCGGCGATCGCATTATCTATTTCTTGTAAATTGACGTTAGTTAATTCACCCCAGGTACCCGAGTTTTCACCAGTTGCTTGTAGGTTTAAACCTAAATTACTAAATGTACTTGCCATATTAAATTCTCCATATCACTTTTATTAAGTTATATCAACCCAGTTTTGTCCTGTGTTCGGGTTTATAGCAGACCAGTTTTGACCTGTTGTTGGATTTATAATATTCCAGCCATATATAATAGGGCTTCCTGAACCTACTGTCAATTGATTTGAAGAAGGTATTATAACCTGATCTGTTGAAAGTATTACATTTCCAACTCCTACTGTTACTTGATTTCCTGTAACAAAGTATCTTGATTCTATATTAACTGTGCCAACATTAACCGTCACACTAGAGCCAGTTGCTGTGACTCCTAATCCTAGTGAAAGAGTAGGATTACCAGTTTGAACATTAACTTGATTACCGGTAACACTTAAAACACTTTTAGCTTTTACTTCAGCAGTTCCAACAGATGTAACAACACTTGAACCTGTTGCTTGAATAACAGTTGGTAATTGAATTGTAACTTGACCTGTTCCTATTTGAACACTTGATCCTGTTGCAGTAAATACACTATCTAAACTAAATGATACTGTTCCAACATTAACTTCTAATTCTTCACCAACAACTGCATCGGTTACTGAACCACCTGCAATAATATTTGGACTTTGAACAAGTAAATTTAATAAATTTGTACTTGCATTAACATTAGATTTTGCAGTTATAATGGCGTTGCCAATATTTAAAGTTAAATTATTTCCTGTTACATCAACTGTTGCTTTACCAGCAAATGTAATTGTTCCTGTTTCAACTTGTAAATTATTTCCGGTTAAAGCAACTTCTGCTTTACCAATTATAGAAATGGTTCCTGAATTTAATGATAGAGCATCAATTGGAACTGATTCATTCCACGCTCCTTCGCCCCATGAAACACGACCCCAACCTTTTGAAATACCAACTTCTACAACTACATCAGTAGTCTGTTGACCCCATTTGCCTTGACTCCATGGATGTATTCCCCAAGTATTATTAGCCATAATTTTTTATGGCGAACTACTACGATATTCTCAAGATTGCGCTTGTTGAATTCGCTGCTGGGAACTGAATAGTAAAGTCGCCGTTCGTTGAAGTTTTATCACCACCGAAATCTAATACCACAACTGCTTTGCTTCCATTTGTTGTGTTATAAATTAAAGCACATGATGCTGTAATAGTTGCTGTTGAAAAAGTTACATCAGCAAAATCTACGAATGCAACATTTTGTGCAACTGTTGGTGAAATATTTGTAAGAGTTGCTCCAGTAGCAGTATAACCTGTACCTGTCACTTCAACACTTGATCCGATTGTTGCAGCATACACAGTTGTTGTTGCCGCAGCAAAACCTGCAACAGTGTTATATAAAGCTAATTTAAATGTATCGCCTGTAGAAGCTGTAAAATCGTGAATCGCTTCAAATAATTCTTCTTTAAAACTATTTGGTACTATATTTGCCATATTAACTCCTTATTATTTACTTGGTGGCGGTGAATCTACTACAACTCTAGGTTCTCCGTCAACATATTCGTCTCTTCTTCTTCTACCTGTCTGTTCAACACCAAATGATTCTCTGGCTTGTTGATAAGATTGTTCATACACTTGTATCATATCTGCTGGACCTTTCAAGTATTTATATGTTTCAACTAAAGAACCATAAAGAAGTAAATCTTGAGCAAAAGTAGATATATAAGTCGTTGAAGTTGCTGAATTACCAGCAGTTATAGAAGTTCCTTGTGAATAATAAGCAATATTAATTGCATAAGTTGTATTAGGAGTTGGTGCTACAAACCATGTTGTTTCATTCCAGTTTGCCCAATATCTTGGTTTTTCATAATAAGTAGAAGAGTTTGGAAAATTATTAAATTCTGCCATGTAAGAACTATCTTTTTGTTCTAAATTACTAATTTCACCATCTGGAGAAATCATTTCTACGTATCTAATATTACGAAGTCCTGATGGTACAGAAATTGTAGTTGTTCCTGCAGTAGTTACTGCTGATGCATATAATCTGTAAGCGTCTATATTTAATTCTCTATAAATTCTATTTTCAGTATTTTGAACAATTACAGAAACTGTATTGTCAGATAATCCATTACTATCTACTTCTGTATAGTTTCTAATTTGAGTTACAAGTTGTGAATATGTTAGTGCCATACTATATTGTCTCCGCTGTCGCCGATCCGCCGCCAATCTTTGTCGTTAATAGACCTGTTCCTGACGATGCGTTAAAACGATAATTATCTAAATTAACAACTGTTATACTATATCCAGTTGAAGTTGTTAAGACTGATTGTTGAAATCCTGAAGAAGTTAAAAAAGCATTAACCACTGTTAAACTTTGAAATTGAACAGTATTTCCTGTTACTTTGCCATGATTAGGTTGATTAACTTGTATTGTAGAACTACCTGCTGTGACTTCAAAAGCATTATTAGGTAATGCAACTGCTGAAGGTCCTACAGATGGTTGTCCACCGAAGTTCCCGCTCGCGCTCGCGGTAGTTTGAGCATTGATGGTATATTGATTAGTATTAACTACTGTTAGTGAAAATCCAAGTGTTGTATTTAACATAGCATTAGTAAATCCATTAGATGCATTTACATTTGTAAATATAATTTTATTTCCAGTTGTTTTTTCATGACCTGGTTCATTAACTAAAATAGTAGAACTTCCTGCTGTTGATAATAATGGATTGAAAGCTAATAATACAACTGACAATGGCTCTACACGATCTGGTCGTGCGTTGAGCAATCCTTGCGGATCGTTGCCTGGTACTTTTGGTTCTAATTGAGGTTGTTTAGGTTCGTATTCGCTGAAATGGACAAATGATCCATTCCATTCTGTTACCATTTCGTCATACGGGAATCGCTGGCCAGATCTATCTGATATGGCGTAAGCTTTCTTACCTGTAGCAAAACTTGTCATTATACACCATCTCCATAGAATGTTTTTGGTGATATAAATAATGAAGCAGCTTGTGAGTCTTGAGTTAATGCTCTTTGCATTTCGTCTTCATAAACTAATTTTAACATTTCTGTTTTTTCAGGTTTATAAGTAATACTTAAATAGTAAGAAAGTCCTGAAGTTAAACACGGTAAAAATCTAAATACAACATCTGGAGTGTTTGTGTATTTTCCAGCATCTTCGATTCTTGCAAGATAATAAAATCTTAATTGATAATTGCTTGGTGTGCTTTGACTTGAAAATTGTGTTCCTGGTGTTTGATATAAAAATATACTCGGACTATATCCTCTTTGAACATAATATTGAGAAGGTGTTCCTTGTGATAATTTATTTGGTAAAGCTGCATAAGCAGATCTGTCTATTTTAGTTAATGAAGTATCTGTGGGTAGCGAAGCGTTTGGAGATGTATTATTTCTAATATATGCCTCTAATACATCGTTAATATCACTTGGATAGTTTGTAGGATCTGATGAATAACTATATTCAGCTTGTCCTAATACTAATGGAATTGTAGCTAATTTTACCTTCCATAAATGAACACCTCTATTATCCCACTCCGATAATAAAATATTAAGATTTCTTCTTGCTGCTCTTAAGTGAAAACCAGATCTTGTTCCTCCAATACCTACACGTCCAAAAGCTTCGTCAAAAAGCTCATCTAGTTCAAGATTAAAACTTGTAGTTCCGGAAGTAGTCATCTACTCTCCTATTTATCTATAAATAGCGTAATATTTAATGCACCACTATTAGCTGTTACACCAACTCCATCAACAATACCTGTTCCATTTCTACCTGCGTACAGAACACCATCTTCTGGAAGATTTAATGTTTCAGTTTGGTTAGCACCAACAAACACTTGTAAATAAACTTGTGTATTAGTTGAAGAGCTAACTGTTGTAGCGTTTGCTAAACCATTAATTACTGCTGATCCAGAACTTCCTGTAGATTGAATTAAGAATCCACGAAGTCTAGTTGGACCAGTAAATAGAACTGCACTTGTTGCAGATGTACTGACCGGTTTTACATCACTTTTATAACTCATTTTTTTCTCCTTTTATTAATAGAGCTCCCGAAGGAGCTCCATTAAAAAATTAATTAGCTGACTTCGCCTGGCTGACCATTGTCACTAATTGTGTAATAGATAATTACAGAAGTAGTTGAAGCAATAGTAGATGTACCTGTGCCTGCACCAAATACAGTTGAATTAACTGTAAGTGGACTTCTTGCAAAAGAACCTAAATCATTACCAGCAAGAGCTGATTGAACGCCATCAGCGCTTAATGCGAAAGCGATTGAAGTAGAATTTGCTTGACCTGCAGTTGAAGTAGTACCAAGGTTTAATGCTTTTGAAGCAGCACCTGTAGCAGCATGAACAACATCAACGATTTGTGCACCAGCTGGTAACACGATGTTTTGATTGTTGTCTATATTTTTAACAGCTGAATACACTGAAGTATTTCCTGTTAAAATTCCTTTTGCTGCAAGAACAACTGTACCTGCGAACACATTTGATTCTTTGTTCTGTCCGCCGTAAGATCTTACAACTCCTTGGAAAGTAGTTTTTGCCATATGTTTATCCTCCTAAATAATCTAATGTAGTTATTAGGCCTATCGACTATACGCGTCTACATCAGATGTTAATGTATAGTAATTGAAATATAGCTTAATTTTTCAGAAAGAGCAAGGGGTGGCTTAAGTTTCTCTCACTTTTATTCCAATTATATAGCTAGTTTAGCTAGCTATAAATGCTGGATCTTCTTCTTCGCTTAAAACAACATTGTTTTGTTGTCTAGCGGTTTCAAGATCCTGTTGAAGAATTTGTCTTTTGACTTCCTTCAACTCTACGTCTAACCACTGCATGTCAGTAGTTATACTACCCTGTTCAAGATAAGACTTGTTCCACTGTGATTCCAAGTCTATTTTCTTGGCCAGAAGTGATTGGGACAATGATGTCACGCTCAACCTCCTCATAGGTTATATAAGAGAAATTACTAATCTGTTTAGGACTAATTAATTTCTCTAGTTGCTCTTTACTCATTTTTCCCAGAAAGTCAAGTACTTTCTGATGTAAAGATTCGGTAGTGTTTATGGGTTCAGATTCCAATGTAAATTGGATTTTAATGCCGTCAAAAAATAGCTTTATTAGATATATTTTCATCTTCTCACGGATGGTTTTATATTGATTTATGGGGCGAGTCAAGCCCGCCCCATAAAGAAAGTCCTTACGCTCCTGATGAACCGAAGATACCTCTAGGGTCAGACCAGCCGAAGCTGTATCTTTCTCTAGCTTTGTATCTAACGTTACCAGTTTCGAAATCACCTTCCATAGAAGTTCTAATCGGTGATCTTTCGAAATACTTCATACCGTTTGGTACATCTGTCTTAATGAAGAATGCATCAGAATCAGTTAAGAAGTGATTAATAGTGTAACCACCAGAAATCATTCCCATGTTTTTGATTGCATTGATATCATTATCAGCTGTTCCAACTCTACCAGCGGAAGCCATTAATCTATCAGCTGTAAATTGCAATTGAGAAGGAATAATTAATTTAATTCCTTGAGCTGCAATTTTTAAACCTCTTTCATCAGTTAGAGCAGCAATGTCAATTAAAGACTGTTCTAATGATGTTTCGTTTAAGTCAGCTTGAGTAGCTAATGTATTGCTGAATGAACCAGCAATAGTCGCGTGTGATGTTGAAAACAACGCAGAGCCGTCACCACCTGGGTAAGTAGAGCTGAATCCGTTATTTAAAACGTTAGCAGCTGTTACTTGCTTTGTATTCGCCATAGATCTAGCTAATGCTTTTGTATATCTAGACGCAAGTCTGTCATACAAGTTATCTTCAATCGCTTCTTCAGTGATTGAAAATGCAAGAGCTATAGTATTGTGCGTATATCTAGCAGTGAAAGTTTCTTGTGCTGTATCATATGTAACACCTTGACCTTCTGCTTTGATAGAAGCATTACCAAAACCTGATAACATCACTTCTTCTTCGAATGCTCGATCAGAAGTTTCTTTATCAAATATTTGTTCATGCTCGTTTTCATAGCGTTTATATTCAAGTCCAAACAGAGCGTTTAAACCTGGTTCTAGTTCCTTAACTAGTTGTGATCTTGAGATAGCCATAGTTTAAGTCTCCTTTAGTTTAATGTTCCAGCTATTTTCACAACGAAGTCTTCATTAGTTACGCCTTCTTCGTTTCCGATGAAAGGTGACGTTTGAAGTATTCTTAATTGTGCTGTAGTTGAAGCGCCAAGATTTAAATACACTCCAGAAATTCCATTTGTAGAATTACCTGCAGCATATACTTGCTCGTATGCTTCTCCTACTGCTGTTTGACCAGCAGCTGTTCCAGTTGATTTTACCAAGTAAAGCTGATTTGGATCATCAATTACATACGCTTGAATTTCACCTTGAGTGATATTCGTTTGTACATATTTGTTTGACCAAGTCGGCTTACCTGTTGTTGGGCTTACTTCGATTAAACAACCATTAAACACACCTAAAACGGTAGTTTGAGTAGTTGTTGTAACCACAGCAAGATAACCCGCGTCTACAGTTACCATATCTCCTTGATAGATAGCTGAAGCATAGTTGTCAGAAATATTATATTGTCCCTGACCACCATTCGCTGGATTACTTCCCAACTTTCCTAAAGCTCTTAAGCCATAGGCTTTGGTATCGTTTGCCATATTTTCTCCTTGTTAAGTTTTAATTACTTTGTTGGATAGGAATTACTAAATAATTAGTCCTTCTTTGTACCACCAAAAGTTACACGAGTCTGCCTCTCTTTGCTGATCGGCATACTTGGATGCTGTTCCTTCATAGGATCGTTTGCAATAGCTTCTTCTCGTTCTCGAGTTCTTCTTGCGAAATACTCTTCACGAGATTTTGCGATCTCTTCAGGTACTCTAGCCAGCACTAGGCCGCCTACTCCAATGACTCCTGCGTATTTTCCGTCCTTAACACTTGGATATTCGTGATCTGGATATTCATCAGCTCTCACTAATTCATAACCTGATCTTAATCTTCCAGCTACGTTCTTTGTATCATCAAAGCCCAAGCTTTCAGCTCGTATCCATCTGTGTCTAAAGCCGCTAGGCGCAGGTGGTGCATCTAAAGATGACGGTGGAGTCCAAACTTTAGGTCTTTCAGTTTTTGACCTTGTTTCGCTCGCACGGGAAGTCTTAATTGTTTTGTTTTTTTCCATATGCCTATACCTCCTTCGTGGTTAAATGTTTCGCATATTCTTCAAGTGGCACACCTAATCTTTTAGCAATTGCTACCTGTGAAGGTGTGAGCTTTACAGTTTTTTTGCGTCCTGTTTGAGCTGGACGATTAGCTGATGCTACAGTTTGAGCAGGTTTTGCTCTTTCTGTAGTTATAGTTTCCTTTGTAGCAAATTTATGGGGAAATTCAAGTCTTATTCTCTTATCAATTTCCTCATAGTATTCATCACTTTTTGGATCTATACCTTCATCCTCTACAAGCTTCTTATGCAAATCAAATGCAGTATAAGTCATAGCTGAATCCTGTCCAAACCAACTATTTTTAGCCGCCCATTCTTCCGCTTTGGGATCCACTTGTGCAGTTTGTACAGTTTGTTGAGGTGTTATTGTTACCTCTTTTTGTTTAGCTATTGACTCTTCTTGAGCAGCTTTAAGATTTCTTAATCTTGCAGCTTCTAAAGTAAGTTCTGCTATTTGTTGTTGCGCATTAACTTGACCTTCTACATCTTGAGCATCGATAGCTGCTTTAAGAGCTACTTTAGCATTTGCTAAACTAGAACTAACTCTAGTTTCAAATTCAGAAACATATCTTTGATCTGTTTTTGATAATCTAGATTCAATTTGTTCTTTTTCTCTTTTAATAGAATTAGCAAATTGAATAGCTTCTTCTCTTTGTCTTTCAGCTTCTCTCATTTTACGAGTTAATTTAGCAATACGTTTTTTAACGCCTTCGCTATATTCTTCTAACTCGTCTTTTTCTGTAGCAGGTTTTTCAACCTTTGCTTCAACAACAGGTTTTTCTTCCTCTTGTTGAACCTCAATCTTCTCTTCCCTTTTCTCTTCAGCAACGGCTTTTGTTTGCTCGTTGTTTTCGTCTAATGTGATTTCAGCGCCTTCTTTTTCGCCGACATCAATCATCGGATCTTTTAGTTTGTCTTCTGGCATAGTGCCTCCTATGTTTAAATATGATGAAGAACATCTTCAGGATTTTTTATAGTCCCAAGTACTTCGTCATCGTTTAGTAGTCGCACTTCTCCACCTTCTATTGGTAATCTTGAACCCGCATAACGAGCAAAGATAACCCAATCTCCTT